CTCTTGGCTCTTCTCTCCGATCCGATTCCCCGGAGGCCCCCCTTGGACCGTGTTGCTTCGTTGCGTGCTGATTTTGAGTTGTTGGGTTCGGCGCTGAGGTCGGCTGTGCTGGATGTGGAGGCTTCGGGTTCGGCGGCTGCGGCGATTGCGCGGGAGCGGCGGTTGATTGGTGAGCTTCTGGAGAAGTTGGAGGCTTCGGAAGGGGTTTCGCTTGTCGATGAATTGGCAGCGAAGCGGGGGGTGGGTCGTCCACCCTCCCGCCGTAAGTCTGGATGAGGCTCATTCGGCGATAGAGCAGTGGGAGTTTTATTCGGGGAAGACGTTGGATGTGGCGCAGCGTCTTGCGGTGGAGTTGATGTTGGCGGAGGGTGCGGATGGGCGGTGGGCGGCTCGTACGACGGGGCGTGCGGAGTCTCGGCAGAACGGTAAGGGCGACGAGTTGGAGGTGGTGGAGGCTTGGGGGTTGACGCAGCGGGGCGAGTGGATTGTTCACACCGCGCATGAGATTCCGACTGCGAAGTCTGCGCATCGTCGGCTGGTTGATTTTCTGCATTCGCATCAGGATTTGAGGCGGAAGGTCGCTCAGGTCAGGTATGCGAATGGGGATCAGGCGATTCGGATGACGGAGAAGGCCGGCGGCGGCGTGATCGTGTATCGGACCCGCACGAAGGGCGGCGGCCGAGGTCTGGATGACATTTCGCGGCTGGTGGTGGATGAGGCGCAGTATGCGCAGGGCGAGCAGCTGGCGTCGTCGACTCCGATTTTGGCGGCGAATCCGAATCCTCAAACGAATTTTGCGGGGTCGGCGGGGATCGCGGAGGTGTCGGATTGGTGGTGGGAGCTCCGTGTTCGTGCTTTGAAGGGCCTCGAGGGGGCGTTTTCGTGGTTGGAGCATTCGGCGGAGCGGGTGGAGTTATCACCGGATGGTCGGGTGTTGCAGTCGGCTCCTGATCCGGAGGATCGGTCGGCGTGGGCTCGGGCGAATCCTGCGCTGGGGACGCGGATCGAAGAGTCGTTTCTTGAGGAGCAGTATTCGGTTTTGGGTCCGGCGTTGTTCGCGCGGGAGCATTTGTGTGTGTGGGACCCGTATCCGAACGCTGACGGCGGGTTTCTACCGTTCGACCAGTGGAAAGAACTGGTCATCGCGGGGCCGGAGTCGCAACGGTCTGTGTGTTACGGCCTGTCGGCTACTGAGTCGTCTGCGACGTTCGGTTCTGCCTCGCGGTTGCCGAACGGTGATCTGTACGTGGATGTGGTGGAGCATCGGCCGGGTACGGATTGGGTGGTTGGTTCGGCGGTGGAGCGGTGGTCGCGGAAGCGTATCCCTGTCCGTGTGAACCCGTCCGGTCATGAGGGTGCGTTTGTGCGTCCGTTGCGTGAGGCTGGTGTTGAGGTGATCGAGGTGTCGTCTCGAGAAAACCAGCAGGCGTGTGGTGAAGTTTTGGACACCGTGAAGAACGGCACCATCCGGCATTTAGGTCAGCCGGAGTTGGATCGTGCTGTTCGGGCGGCGGAACGGCGGGATGTTGGTAAAGAGGGCGGCTGGGTGTGGGCTGATCCTGCTTCGGGGGTGGACTTGTCCCCGTTGAGGGCTGCGACGCTCGCACTGTCTGGGGTTACCGCGCGGCGGGCACCTCGCATCTATTCGCTGGCCGAGAGGGAGTGACATGGGATTCTGGTCGAACCTGCTCGGTGCGCCGTCTGACAATCCGAACGGGGGAGACCCTGACGGGGTCGTGTTCGAGGGTGACATCCCGGAGACCCGGTCGCTTCCGAAGATTGTCCCGTCACCGTGGGCCGGGTGGCCCTCGGAGTGGGCTACACCAACCTGGGATTTCGGGTCACGGTTCAACGAGCTCGTAGACGTTGCATGGAACTGTCTCGACCTGAACTCGAGTGTTCTGTCGACGATGCCCGTGTATCGGACGCGTAACGGTGAGGTGATCGGGCCCGAAACGTGGATGATGAACCCTGACCCGACGATTTACGCGTCGTGGGAGGAGTTCGCCAAGCAGCTGTTCTGGGATTATCAGACGGGTGAGGCGTTCGTTCTTCCAACAACGTTCTTTTCGGATGGGTTCCCGATGCATTTCCGGGTGGTTCCTCCGTGGGTGTTCGACGTGGAAATGCAGGATGCTGGCCGGGTGTACCGGTTGGGCGGTCCGCGAGGTGTGGACGTAACCGACGACATTCTTCATATCCGGTACAAGTCGACGACTGCCGACGCGCGAGGGATCGGGCCGTTGGAGGTGGCCGGCGCTCGGATGCTGACGGCTGGCGTACTGGCGAAGTATGTGCGGAACGTGGTGGAGACGGGCGGTGTCCCCACCTACACGTTGGAGACGGCAGACGAACTGTCCGAAGATGACGCTATTGATCTGATGAACCAGTGGGTCGCATCGCGGGCTGCGAACCTTGGTGCACCGCCCGTTTTGGACAATGGCGTTGCGTTGAAGACGCATATGGCGATGTCTCCGAAGGATATGGCGATGATCGAGATCGCGCAGTTCACTGAGGGGCGTATCGCGGACCTGTTGCGGGTTCCGAGAGCTCTGGTGGGACTGCCAACCGGGGATTCGTTCACCTATTCGAACGTGTCGTCCTGGTTCGATCATCACGACCGGGCGGGGCTGCGGCCGATGGCACGTCATGTCATGTCTGCATTGTCTAATTGGGCGCTCCCTCGAGGTCAGGCCGCCGAGTTGAACCGGGACGAGTATTCGCGGCCGGCGTTCAACGAGCGGGCCGAGTCGTGGGTGAAACTTGTTGAGGCGGGGATCGTGTCTGTTGACGAGGTGCGGGCGGCGGAACGTTTCGCCGGTCCTGCCCCCACTCTTGATCAACCTGAGCAGCCCGCAACTATCGCCCTCACGGGGGGAGACCTTTCATGACTGACGAAACACCTCGCGCACCGATCGAACTTCGGGAGGCGGTCATTGCCGGTGTGAACTTCGCGCAGCGTATCGCGGAGATCATCGTTGTCCCATACAACGAAGAGGCCACCGTCGAATACCGGAACGAAATGTGGAAAGAGTCGTTTCTTCCCGGTTCGTTCGATGGGATTGAGAAGCGCCCGAACCGTATCCGCGCGAACAGGGGCCACGACAAGAACCGGACTGTCGGCAAAGCCATCAACTTCTTCCCATCTCGGATCGACGGCCTGGTCGGTGAGGTGAGGGTCGCTGCCACCGATCTAGGCGATGAGACTTTGACGCTCCTGGAAGAGGACATGCTGTCTGTTTCGGCCGGTTTCGGGGTGCGTGGCTCCGATCAGATCCTTGACCGCCCGTTTCGGCGGATAAAGCGGGCTTTTCTGGATCATATTGCTTTTGTCGAGTCCCCCGCCTATGCAGGCGCCCGGGTCTTGGCAGTCCGTGACGAGGACGAAGTTGATGCGGCCAGGTTGCCGCAACTCGTCACCCCGAACCTCGACGAGGTTCTCGCCTGGATGAAGTCCAGGCAATAGCACTACCGACCCCCGAAAGATAGGTCGCCTCCTAGAGCGAGGCGGGTCGTAGCGGGTGCTCGTTGGCCGAGAGGGTCACGTACATCAAACCTCTTACCCAAGGGAGCCATCATGGCTAACACCCATTCCGATGGGGTGATCGCGCGCCTCGAAAAGGAAGTTGACGAGCGCGCCGCCTTCATCGAAGGAACATCTGCTAACGCTCAGGACGCCGAACGCGACCTGACCACGAACGAGCTCGAGCTCATCACCGAGGCTCGCAAGCGGATCGAAGTTGCCGAAGAGCAGTTGGAGATTCTGACTGCGGCCAAGTCGACACAGCAGCGTGCACGGATGCGCACCGACGAACTCCAGCGAGCCATGGCGACAATGCGAAGCCAGGTCGACAAGGGAGAAGTCGAGTACCGGTCGGCCGGCGCGTATGTGCTGGACGCTATCGGTGCCGGGTTCGGCAGCCGGGAGTCGTTGGAACGCCTTGAGCTGTTCCATCGTACCGCAGCCCATCAGAAGACCCCCGACAACCTGGGGGTCGTCCCTGATCCGATCGTCGGTTCGGTGGTCAACTTCATCGACGCCGCGCGTCCGGTTGTGTCGTTCATCGGGCCGCAGCCGATCACTTCCCAGAAGTGGTATCGGCCGAAGGTGACACAGCACACCACGGTCGGAACGCAGGGTTCTGCCGGTGCCGCCGCCGACGAGAAGGCCGAGTTGGATTCGCAGAAGATGACGATCACTCGTCTCGATGCCACAGCCGTCACCTATGGCGGATATGTGAACGTGTCGAGGCAGAACATCGACTTCTCGTCTCCGCAGATCCTCGATCTGGTCATCAACGATCTGGCCGCGCAATACGCGATCCAGACGGAGGCTGCGACGGGTGCCGCGCTTGCTGCGACGACCACCGACGCAGTGACCTACATTGAGGGCAGTTCTACCGACCTGTCTTCGGCCATTTGGGAGGCTGCTGCGACCGTTTACGCCGCCGTGAAGGGGCAGGGTCGTCTTGCTATCGCGGTAGCCGCGGACACGCTCGGCCAGTTCGGGCCGTTGTTCGTGCCGGTCAACCCGCAGAACTCGCAGTCCACTGGTTTCACGGCCGGTGCGTTCGGTCAGGGAGTCATGGGGTCCATCTCAGGTATCCCCGTGGTCATGTCCGCCGGCCTCCAGGCTGGTGAGGCGTTCCTGTTCTCGACGGCTGCCCTCGAAGTGTTCGAGCAGCGTGTCGGGTCCCTGCAAGTGACTGAGCCTTCGGTGCTCGGCGTCCAGGTCGCATACGCGGGGTATTTCACTCCGCTGACCATCGACGTTGGTGGCATCGTTCCGCTCGCAGTCGCAAGCTGATCAATCGGAGGGGGGTGCTAGTGGCCCCCCTCCACTAACGGAGGCCTTTGTGTCTGAGCTTCTCAACGCGTTGAAACGCAACCTTGTGAACTTGTCGGGCTTTGAGGCCGCAGTGACGCAGGCTCGTATCGACGCAATCGAAAACCCGCAGCCGGATATCGCGGAAGAGCCTGATATCGCGGACGATCCGGACTCGTCGTTTGACGGTCCCGACCCGTATCCGCCTCACACCCCGCACACCGCCACAACCTTTGACGAGGAGGAGTAGATGGCTACCTCAGCCCACACGCATGATTTCATGCTCCGCGAGCTTCAGAACGAAACGCCGAGCAGCACTGACCCGGTGAAGGACTATTTGGGGCGGAACACGACCGCCACAGTCGACTTCCTCGGCCGCGCACTCCAAACCCCTGACTGATCGTCGATGGGGGGCTCCACCGTTCTCCTCTTGGGCAGCTTCGATGTTGCCCTCCATGGCGGTCATCTTGACGTTCTCAACCAGGCCCGCAGGCTTGGCCGTGTGGTGGTCGGGTTGGGAACAGACGAATATCAGGCCGGCTATAAGCGTCCACCGTTCTGCACTTTTGAGGAGCGGAAGTGGATGTTGGAGCAGGCCGGATATGAGGTTGCGGCACGCGATGAGGTGTCGATCAAGGGTCTAGTCCGCGAAGTTCGACCGGATTATCTGGCGGCAGGGTCGGATTGGATCGGCCAACCGTATTTGGAGCTGTCCGGGATTGATGGGAAGTGGTTGGAGGAGAGGAACATCGCCTTGATCTACCTGCCTCGGAACCATTCCATGTCCACAAGTCTGCTCATTCAACGAGTACGAAAGGGGCCGACGTGATCGAGAGACTTAAGCGCTGGCTTCGATTGGTGGCGTGTCGATACTTTGGGTTCCATCTTGTGATTCGTAAGGCATCGTGGGCCCGGTGTCCCGCCTGCTGGGTGCGGCTTGCCTAGAACCGCTGTCATCACCGGAGCATCCTCAGGGATTGGGGAGGCCATCGCGCGGCAGTTGGCCGACGAGGGCTACAACCTCGGACTCATATCGCGCGGCGGCACCCATGTGGACGTTCGCAACGCACTCACGGTCGCTACGTTCCTGACCGGCGTACATGCCGAACACGGATCGATTGACGTGCTGGTCGCTTGCGCTGGGGTCGGAATGTACGGCCCAGCGGCCGATCATCGGCATATTGATAACAAGGCGATGATCGACACCAACGTGCTCGGCTTCATCAACACGATTCAGGCCGCCCTTCCCTACCTGTTGGCCTCTAAGGCCGCTGATTTGGTCGGTGTGACCTCGACGGCCGGGTTGACGGTAGTTGGTAACTCCGCAACGTATGTGGCAACGAAGCACGCACAGACGGCGTACCTCCGCGCGATAGACCTCGAGCTCGGGAGTCCTGAGTTCCGGGTGACGAATATCGCGCCCGGGAACGTGGCCACGAGGTTCGCTCTCGGCGCTGGACGCACTGAGGGGATGCCGCAACTCGACGACATGCTCACCGCCGATGATGTCGCGCGACATATCGTGACGGCAATCGGACTACCGCGCGAGCAGCGACTTGACACTGTGGTTGTACGGCCGACGAGGCGGTTCCGTGCTTCGTGATGTGGTCATCATCCACAAAGAGAATGATTGGGATCAGGAGTTGCCTTACGCCCTCCGGTCGTTGAGGAATCTTCCACATCGGAAGGTGTGGTTCATCGGCCATAAGCCCGCCTGGACGACGAACGTTGAACATCTCCCCGTCGAAGACCTCCCACGGAAGTGGGAGGACATCCAGAACAAGTATCTGGCGTTCATCAACTATCGCGGAGACATGACCTCCGAGGTTGTGCAGATGTACGACGACACCTACATCTTGGACGGGCGCTACAAGCATGACCCGCTCCCAACCTTTCATTGGGGCACCGCGGCCAAGGCGTATACGGGTGGGGCGAGTCCACGCCGGTTGAGAACTGAGAACATGCAGAATCGAACTCTCTCCACCTATCGACGGACCATCGTCGATGCAGGCCGAATACTTCAAGCGCACGGGGTGCGAAAACCTCTCAACTATTCGCTTCATGTGCCGTTCGTGTTCGACCGTCCGAAGGTCCCTGTCCACTGGCATGACGGTGAAGTGTTGCAGTGGAAGACGATGGCCGGAAACACATCCGGGCGTCATTCGGTGGAGCTGGGTGGGGATGTGAAAGTGAACCGGCGTATCGCCCTGGCTGAGGTGTTGCGCCGTGACACCGGGCTGTTGTCGTCGTTGAACTCGAACTTCCGTCAGTCGGGATGTTACGGACTGTTGAAGCATCTCTTCCCGGAGCCATGCGAGTACGAAACCGACCTATCTAGGAGAAGGAAATGAGCGTATTTTCGACTGCTGCGAAGAACGACATGCTGGACGCGTTGACCTGCGACGAGATCCAGCTGCATAACGGTGATCCTGGTGCGGCTGGCACTGCCAACCGGGTGGGTGCGTCGAATGGTGAGGCGGCGGCGACGTTCGCTGCGGCGTCGTCCGCGTCCCGTGCGTTGAACGCGAACGTGGATTTCACCGGCCTGTCCGCCGATCAGTCGGTGACGTGGGTTTCAGTGTGGGAGTCCGGTGTGCAGTTCAACGGTAAGGCACAGATCACGACCGGTGATGTCGCGGCGAACGCGGCGGGAGAATATACGATTACCACGGCGACGACGTTGGATCTGGACGACCCGGCCTAGTGCTTCCGGTCCGTTCGTGGACCGTGTTCTACGCCGACGGCTCAACCTTCGGCTCGAGCCAGGGTTCGTGGGCTGAGGCTCCACCGTTCGGTGTGCAGGCTGTCGTCTACTACCACGTCCCGGAGGGGACGACCCTGCAAATGGATAACGATGTCTACTACTACCTCGGTCTCGAGGCTGGTGGGCAGCCGTGGAAGATGGGTCTGTTCGTTGACGATGGCACCTACTGGCGGGTGCATGACCTTGTGAGCAAGGCGGTGAGTCCGTGAGCACCACCTACTTCCTCACCGGGACGGGGACACTGGTCGATGACGCCCCCGCCACCACCACGCAGGATATTGCGACAACGCTCGGGCAGACGGTTGACACCGCCTATTCGCATGCGGTTGCCCCGTCCACGGATGGGATCACCGGGAACTATGCGGCAGCGGTTGTCATCGGAACCGCATCGGCCGATCATCAGGTGTCGGTGGCGTGGGCGAGACTGAATGCGGCGGGGACTCCGCAGGCTACGTCGTCGTTCACCGGCGAACAACTGTCAGCAGTCGGCGCCCTCAACTTCTCAGCCTCGGCGTTGAGCCTTGGAACGTGGGGGTCGGGTGACCGGCTGCGGATCATTGTCCGCACGAGGGACAGCCGGTCGATGGGTGGCGGCACCCGAAGCACGATCTACACGATCGGGTCTGCCGGTTCGACAACGGCCGCACCGTGGGACACGGCTGCACCACCCGCGGAGGGTTCCGGCACGGTCACGGGTGAAGGGTCACTCACGGCGGCGGGCTCGACGACGAAAGCTGGGTCGGGGTCCACGATCGCGGAAGGGTCCCTATCGGCCACCGGTCAGGCTCCGAGTGTCGCACCCACAGAGGGTTCCGGTTCGGTCGTAGGTGTCGGCTCGCTCAACGCCGAAGCCACCACTACACGTTCCGGGTCAGGTCAGACGGCGGGTGTGGGAAGCCTCACGGCGGCAGGAGTCACGGTCCGCTCAGGGTCGGGTAGCACGACCGCGGAAGGTTCCCTCTCGGCGACCGGTGATGCTCCGGTCGTTGGTGCTGCTTCGGGGGCCGGTCAGCTCACCTCGGAAGGGTCGTTGTCCGCTGAGGGTTCGACGGTTCGTTCCGGGTCTGGTCAGACCACCGCCGAAGGTTCCCTGGCGGCGACCGGTTCCGCACCGGCCACCGGGACGGCAGGATCAGGATCGGTCACAGCCGTAGGCGGACTTACAGCGTCAGGTCAGACCGTTCGGTCCGGTGCCGGCACCGTCTCGAGCGAAGCGACCCTCACGACAGCCGGTGAGACGGACCGTTCGGGGTCAGGCACGACGACCACGCTCGGATCGCTAACCGCGGAAGGGTCCGCACCGATCGTTGGTGTGCCGTCCGGGTCGGGGAATGTCACTGTCGAAGGGTCACTGACCGCTAGCGGGTTCGTTGTCTATTCGGGTTCCGGCGTGGTGCTGGCGATCGGAAGCCTGACAGCCCGATCCGCTAGTCATATACCCGCAGGGCTAATCCGTGAGATTGTGTACGTCCGGTTCCCCGAATCGCTTACTGGGCTTGCGATTGATACGGGTCTGGTGGCTGGGGGCGTCGATAGAGAATCTGTGGTCATCAGTCTGGAGGGGTGAATTTGAGTCACGTTGAAATCGCTTCGATTCACGCCTACGCGAACCGGGCCAAAGCCATCACAATCATCGTGGAAACCGCCGAACTGGCGAGCGACTGGTCGGCCACAGCCTTCCGGATCGCGGACCTCGTTGAAGTTGAAGTGACCCCCGGAGACGATGATGGGAACATTGTTGTAGACGTGGATTTGACAGCCGAAGACCTCGACCTGCCGCCCCGGCTGTACCGGGCCGAACTGGTGGCGATCGTCGCTGGCGAACTCCGCACTAGGGGCTTGTTCAAGTTCCAGTTAGATCCGGCCCCGACCGACTTCGAGGAGGACGAGTCATGAGTCTTGGCGACCCGTACGCTTCCATCGTCGAACTCGAAGCCCGTCTCGGTTCCTCCGACGATGGGACGTTCACCGCATTGTTGGACGCTGCATCTCGTCGGGTGGAGGATTTCACCGGCCGCCAGTTCAACCAGGCGACCACCGCCACCATCCGGGTGTTCCGTCCGGTCGACCCGGAGCGGCTCCCCGTCGATGACTTTTACACGCTGACCGACTTCCAGGTGGTTGTCGGCACCACAACTTTGGACTCTGACGACGTGGATCATCGGCCGTGGGATGGGATCGTCAACGGGCAGACCGGATGGCCGTACTTTGACCTGTTCCGTGTCGGCGGCTTCTGGCCGTATTCACGTCGCGCGAAGATCCAGGTGACAGCCATTTGGGGTTGGGCGGCTGTCCCCGAAGCCATCGTGCAAGCCACGTTGGATGTGGCCGCTTCCATGTCTACAGGTGGCGGATCGGAATCGGGGATCGTGCAGGAAACCATCGACGACTATTCGGTCACCTATGGGTCATCCACGCCCGGGTTCGTCGGATCTGTCCCCGCCGAACTGGTCAAGGCGGTTGCGTACCGTCGTAAGCGGTTCGGTGTGGCGTGAGCCTCCTCGGGATTATCGCGCGAGCGAGATCACGGTGGGAGACGATGCTGATCGACTCCTGTGTTATCGCGCGTGTCACTGGCGATTCGATCGTGGGGACAACCCGGACACCAACCCTCACGCAAGTGTATTCCGGGGTCTGTTCGGCGAGGGCTCTCGCCGCGTCTGATGCGGATGCGGGCGAACGCCAATTAGAGCTGCGCACCGTTTTTGTCCGGCTTCCCCACGACACGACCACGATCAAGGTTGATGACAGGGTGACGCTGACATCTACCCACGATGGGGCACTCAACGGGAGGGTGCTGACAGTGCGCAACGTCCGGACGGACTCGTACAACACTGTCCGGGTGCTCGTCTGTGAGGACGTGCAGGATGGCTGACTTCTCTGATGTGGAAAGGTTCGCACACCGTCTCAATAGGGCGAGTGTGACCGAAGAGTTAGAGGAGGAATGGCGGGACGAATGGGCTCCACGGCTGGCGGCGGAAATGGAGAATCAGGCACCACGTCTGACGGGGCATCTTGCCGGCTCGATTCGTGCCTCCGCTGAGGGGGTCGAAGTGGGAGCTGACTACGCCTTCTACGTCGCGCGGGGAACATCGCGGATGGCCCCCCAACCTTTCGACCTGTTGTCGATTGAGACGGTACGCCCTCGCGCTGCGAAGGGTGCCGGACGGTTAGCCATCGATCGGCTCACACGATGACATACACCGCCCACAATCCTGTCACGTTGTATGCGGCTGTGGTGACCCGACTGGCGGCGCAGACAAGCGCACAGGTCGGTTTGGGGGAGGCTCCGACCGGTGCTGCGAAAACGATGGGGACCGCAGCCTACGCCGTCGTATACCCGCTGTTCGAACTGTTCGAGGGGACTCTCGGCGATCCGCTCGACACCGACATGTGGACGTTCCAGGTGACCTGTATCGGCGGGTCGGCCGCCCATGCTCAGGCGATGCAGCATGCCGCCCGGTCTGCCCTTGTCGGATGGTCTCCGACCGTGACAGGGTTCGGCACCTCGAGGGTGCGGTTGGTGGCAGGTTCCGGCATCAGTCGCGACGACGACGTACAACCGCCAGCGTTCTACTCGACGGACCGTTTCGACACTTTCGCCTCGCCGTCCTAACCGCACCCGACCCCGATGGAGGTAGTGGATGCAACGCGTCCTCTTGTACCACCCGTTCCACCCAACCACCTATGACCAGCCTGTCTCCAAGTTGGAGAAGCGAGTCCCCAAGTACCTCGCCGCAGGCTGGCAACTATTCCCACCGCCAGAAATCGTGTGGGAGGAATCCGACCTCGGGTCGGCCATGACGCTCGACGAAGAGGAGTAACCCATGAGCGCATATATCACACCCGGCCGTTCCAAGGTCTTCTGGTTGGATGCCATTACCTCGGTCACCGCCCCCGAAGACGACGACTTCGTTGGCGCAGGTGCCACCGAACTGACCGCCAAGCTTCGGAACCTGCCGAACATCCCCCGCACCGGCAACACCGCCGACTCGTCTGACCTGTCGTCCACGTTCGAAGCCCGCCAGCGTGGAACGGTCGGCGGCGATATGGCTTCGTTCGAGCTGAAGCGTGACACCGGCACCGAAACCGAGTACGAGTCGATGGACGAAGGCGACGAGGGGTTCCTGGTGATCTTCCGTAAGGGTACCGCTGGAGCCGCGCCGGCCGCTAACGATGTGTGCGACGTGTATCCGTCGCAGGTGAACACGATCGCGGACGGTAGCCCCGGCCGGAACGAAGTCGACTTCTCGATCTTCGAGCTGGTGCTGACGGCAAACCCGTCCCGTGACATCAGTGTCGTGGCTGGTTCCTCGTAGTCGTGAAACTGTCCGACATTGAATCGAAGCCGTCCACTGCTGAGGTTCGGCTTCTTCTCGACGGGGAGTTGGAGACGGAGATCGCCGACCTTCGCGCCGAGTTGAGGGTTGCGAGACGTGAAGACGTTGCGTCTGGTGGCGGGTTGTCCGATAGGGCTCCCGCCATCGTCTCGCGTCTGACCGAACTCGACGCCGAAGCCGACGAGCGGGCGGTCGTGTTCCGGTTCCGTGCGATCGGCCGAGGCACGTTCGAGAAGCTGATAGCCAAACATCCGCCCACAACCAGACAATGGGAGGAGTGGCGGGAGAAGACGAAAGCCATCCCCATCTACTCCGCCCCCGAATATGACGATGTGGGCTTGTCGGTGGATCTGGTCGCCGCATGTTGTGTCGATCCGGTGGGATCTTCCGACGAGTGGAAGGTGTGGCGGGACGACAAGCTGTCTGATGGGCAGTGGGCGGAGCTGTATTCGGCGGCGTTGAAGGTGAACACGCAGGCGTCGATACGCCCTACCTACGGGATCGGTACAGACGGGACGGCGAGTTCCGGTCCCGCCTCGACTACGCCGCCTCCAACGGGATCCCCCTCTCCGTCTTCAATGGTCGAATCGTAGAAGCGGGGGAGCCTGTCTGGCTTCCTGAAGATCGGGACGCTGCGCTCGTTTGGAAGGTTGAGCAGGCGCAGCGGTGTCCCGGTTGTGGGACTTCGGATTGGGAATGGTCTGAGGGTGAGCCGCAACGCTGGTGGGCTGACCATGTGACCTGTCCCGGCTGCCAACAACGGGACGCGTTGAAACGGTCCCTGTCGGATTCGAACCAGAGCCTTGATGGTGTGCAGATCCGCATGTATCCGACCCGGAGGGAGGACTGATGGCAGAAGAAACCCTCCGGGTCCACCTCGAGCTTGTCGCCTCCCAATACAAACGTGAGGCCCGCGACGCGGCTACAGCGACCGGGAAGATCGGGGACCAGGCTGATGCCGCCTCCACGAAGACCGGGAGGTTGCAGACAAGGTTCAACAACCTGGGGAGCGCCGCCAAACTGAAACTGGCTGCGGGGCTCGCAGCAGCAGGCGCGGCGTTCGTTGCTTTCGCTGCGGATTCGGCCCGTGCGGCTTCCGATCTGAACGAGTCGGTGAACGCCGTCAACCAGGTGTTCGGTTCCGCATCTGAGAAGGTGTTGGAGTTCGGGACTATCGCCGCTCAGGTCGCAGGACTTGCCGCGTCCGAGTTCAACAGTCTCGCCACTAACACTGGTGCCCTGTTGACGAACATGGGGTTCTCGTTCGATCAGGCGGGAACCGAGGCCATCCGTCTGACCACCCGTGCAGCGGACATGGCGTCAGTGTTCAATACGGACGTGGCCGGCGCGTTGGACGCAATCAACGCCGGTCTGCGAGGGGAGACGGAACCGCTGCGTCGGTACGGCGTGTCCCTGTCAGACGCGGCGATCCGTGCCAAGGCCGTCGAAATGGGTCTTGCCGAGACCACGAAAGAAGTGGACACGAACGGGAAGGCTGTCGCCGCCCTCGAACTGATCTATGAGCAGACCACCAAGGTGCAGGGTGATTTCATCCGCACATCGTCTGAGGCGGCGAACTCTCAGCGTGTTCTCGCCGCCGAGTTCGAGAACACGAAAGCGTCGTTCGGTCAGTCCACCCTCGGAGCGAAGAGTTTCTTCTTGTCTGCCGGTTCTGACCTGCTGGGCCTTATCAACCTGACCGGGCTTTTCGGGAAGGCGGCGAAGGACGCACAGACACAGGCGTGGCTTCTCGAAGACGCCATCTTCGCGATCACTGAGGCGATCAAAGAATCCGAAGACCCGTATACGGCGCTCGCGGACGGGCTGCTTCATGTGGCCGAGAACGGTGACCTGACCGTCGCCCAATTCGAAGCGTTGGCCGGTGCCGCTGGTCTCACATCCGACCAGTTCGAAGACTTCGGGCGGATCGTGTTGGAGCAGGGACGGGCGATGGGTCTGTCCGAGGACATCCTGGCTGAGCTTGAAGCGGCGATCCTGGGTACTGGCGACGCAGCGGACGACGCCGCACCCGACGTTGAGGAGTATGGCGGGGCGATGAAACGGTCCGCCGATCAGACGCAACGTCAGGTGGATCTTCTCCGCGAGCTCGCCGACCTTCTGGCCGCACAAACGTCTCCCACGTTGAAAGCCGTTCAGTCGTGGATGAAATATCAGGACGTGTTGGAGGAGATCGACGACGACGGGAAGCGGACAGCCGCCGAGATCTTGGAGTTGGCAGAGGCGGGACTGGATGTGGCGTCGGCGTTCGCCGACTTCGACGGGGACAACGTGCAAGACGTTTTCCAGACGATCGCTGATGCGACCGGTGAACCGTTGGATCGTATCCGCGAGGTGTTCGAAGAGCTCGGGTTGCTCACTGGCGAGCAGTGGGCGGTTGACATTCTGTTCTCGTTCCAAAACCGGGATCAGGTGCGCGCGAACCGGGATCAGATCTTGGCCGATCTGTTAGGTGGCGGGACCACCGTCACGAACGCCCCGCAGGCGCGCGCCCATGGCGGGCCGGTGTCGGCGGGGGTCTCGTACATCGTCGGTGAGCATCGGCCGGAACTGTTTATCCCGTCAACGTCGGGGACGATCCTCCCGTCCGTTCCGAACGGCGGCGATAACTATGTGATCAATGTGATGGTCCCGTTGAAGGACATGTCGCAGTTCGCTGCCGAGTCTGCCCGTGCGATCGAACAGGTTTTGGATCGACGCGGGAAGGCGGTCATCTGATGACTGTGTTGAAGGTGGGTCGTGTCGGATTCGATGTGACGATCAAGGGTCCGAAGGATTGGCATGTGGATGGGAAACGTCATCGTCTGCGTGGCGTCCTGAATCCAAAGACGTCGCTCGCGGATGCGCAGTCTTTGCGGACCGAACTGTCGGATCAGGTGGGCCAGGTTGTCGCGGTCACCTATGACGTGGACGCCACGTTCGACGGGTTCTATCGGGTGTTGGCGGCGAAGGTCCAGGCGAACCATTCGGACGCTGCCATTCAGGGGACCGGGCTGTTCCGGTTCGATCTTGACCTGGATCTGATCGGCACCTACTCCTCGGCCGAGTTCCAGTCGCTTCTCGACCATCAGGTCCATTCGAACGATCATGGACTCACCCAGGGTGAACTCAATTGGTGGCATTCGGGGCCGATCGGCCGTGTCGCCTACACCCTGTTGGCAGGGTCGGGGTCGCCGGGTGAGATTACCCGTGTCGGCGCTGACGGCACCCTGAATGTGGCGGTCGGTATCCCGGACACAAGCCCGCAGTTCACCGTGTCGCCAGCGAACTTTTATGCGGGTGCCTGCTATGTGAAGGTCGGAGGGTATACCCGGTCGGGTGTTGACGTCCCGATGTCGGTGACTTCGTTCGAGTTGGGGAATTCGCTGGTGAAGGTGACGCCGGGGTTGACTACGGGTGCGTCGAACGGTCAGATCGAAGTGTCCCATTATGACGGGGCGTGGACGACTCCGAAGGCGTACACGATCAAGTATGGGACGACGACTGCGATTGCGAAATGGTCGAAGTTCCGGATCATCCGTAACACGCCGGAGTTGTGCATTGTCGAACTGGTGGATGATGCGAATGAGGCTGGTGGCAACAAGTACACACGTCACACTCTCACGCTCGGGTTGAGGCGTGGCGGGCTGATCGTCTACGGGTTCTACGTGTACGACGGTGCAGCTGCGACTTACAGCCTGGACCGTGGGACGGGTGAAGGGTCAACGTCGATCACACCTACGGGTGCGGATACGGCGATGGCTATCCGTGCCACGTCGAATGATGCGGACGGGAACCGGTTCGTGCTGGGTTCGTCGAAGACGACGACGAAGGACACGACGAACGGCGGCCTTGATTTCGCATCAACCAACGAGTTCGACTTTTTCATTTCGTCGGAGATCGCCGGGTCTGGCGCGCAGACACAGGATCAGGCGGGGAACCAGTGCCTGCAGTATCTGGCGATCTCGAATGAGCAGGTCAGGCCGATCCCCCGATGAGCATCCGCGAGGTCTACGACAACCCCGGCTCGTTCGAGGTGACACTCCGGGCTGACACTCCACCGGAACTTTTGAAGTCGATCGGCGAGCTGGATCATCTTGTGATTCATTCCCAGGGGATTGGTGACGGACGGCTCACCCGGTTTACGGATGCCACGTTGAAGTCTGAGGCACGGTATGCGGGTCCGATCATGAATGTCGAGTTCAACGATCTTCCGTTTGTGATCCGGGGGCATGGGATGCAATGGCATTTGGGGGATTCGATCGGGCATGGGCCGATCATGGCCGAAGTTCTCGCGTTCACTGACGCGACTCTCGCAACCGTCCTGGATGACGCGGTGAACGACGGGATCATCCCCGCTTCGTTGACGCAGGGGACGATCACAAACCCGGCCGGAACGTATACGGGAACCTTCTATCCGGGTGACGTCAGCCTGGATGTGTTTCGTACGGTGATGAAATCGTTGGCCTGTCATTATCGGATCAACCCTGACGGGACTGTCGATGCCGGGCCGGACGACAGCAACGAGGTTTATTTGGTTGACGAGTCGGATGGTGGAAGGTTGGCGGTTGCTATCCCGTACGGTTGGGGTTCCGACCCGCAGCGTGTGTCGTTGGAGTCTTTGCGTACTCGTAGCGCCCGGGATGCGACGAACTGGGTTTCGAGGGTGGTTGTTGTCGATGAGGCGTTCGACGGGTCGAATTCGATTGCGAACATTTTGGATCGTGATCCGAACCCGTACTACGACATCCGTAACAATCCGCTCATCCGTAATCGGAGGGTTACACGCCCGGCATCGGACACGGACACGTCAGTGGCGGACTTCCTCACCTCAGAGCTCGCCGCCGCGGATGTGGATAGGACCGTCGATTTGGACATGTCGCAGTGGGAGATCGCGGACGGGTCGATCGAGGTCGGCGATTTTCTGCATGTGTACAACCCTCAGGCGGGGATTGAGGACACGTCGAATGAGATTCAGCATCGGGGCATGCGGATCTTCCCTCAACGTATCCGGATCCTCGAGGGTGATTGGCCGTTGACGAAGGGTATGGGCGTGTATGTCCGTCCGGGCGGGTCTGCTGTGACCGCGGCCGACTGGCTGGATTTGACCCCGTATGTGGAGTGGGAGCGGATACCGTGACCGACCTTTTCAAACCCACCTTCTTGCGGGTGGGTATCCCGCATAACACGGTGCGTCCGCCGACGTCGGTGCGGTCGCCTGCCTCACCGTCGCAGGGCGCGTTGGGGACGTTCACTGAGGGTCGGGAGTCTTTGGACGCCGCCGGGGAGACTGTCACGTTCACACTTCCCGGGACGGCGTTGACGGGCCATCAAATGTATTTGGCATGCTATGGCACCACCACACTGACAGCCCCGTCCGGCTGGTCGACGATCGTCAACGAGGACGGTTTGGACGGGTCAAACAACATAACGACCGCCATTTTCCGGAAGGTGGCTGACGGGTCGGACATTCCTGGTAGTAACAAGACGTTTGATGCGGGTGCGTCCGCGTCGGGGGCGCAGGTCGGATGGGTGTGCTGGGCGCATTCGGCGCCGACCGGGGTGGACTATTCCGTCTCAACCCCGGACTTCGTCACGTCGGGAACGACCAAGGCGACCCCTGCGAGTTCACCGGGGATCAACCCGACCGCCGAAGGGGATCATTGGGTGTTCGCCGTGGGGATGACCCACCTTGCCGACGAGACAGCACAGGCCGGCTACACGTTCGTCAACTCTGATCCGACCACCAACGCGACCATCCCACATTTGACTTACAACAAGGTGACGTTCGGGGCGTCAGATGTGGAGACGCCGGGGGCGTGGGCTGGGACCGGATGGGGGTTCACGCTGGCCTCACTGGCGGAGGGGACGTCGCCTGTGCTCGGCGGGGACATCGTCCACGACGACCTGGACGGCCGCGACAACGACGACAATCATCCGCATTACATTCTGGTCGACGGGACCCGGGCGTTCACCGGGGTGGTGACAGGCGTCGCCCCCACCTCGAACCTGCATCTCGCCACCAAGAAATATGTGGATGACACCGCGTCCGGTGGCGGTGGTGGCGGGAAGTCTTATATCGCTGAACCGCCGATGGCCCCGTCCGGTTCGGCGCATGCCGATGATGACGAGTTCGATCAGGCGAACGGGACCGACCCGACCACCAACGGTTGGGCATGGTCCAATCAGACGGGTGTCACCGCGGTGGTCCGGCATGGTCGGGTCCTGTTCGACGCCCGGTCGTCATCCTCACGGGGCAATCATGGCCTGTACAAGGCGTTCCCCGGTTCCGGTGATGTGACGATCGCCGCCAGGGTCGGCCATAACGCGATCGTGGCGAACCATTCGATGGGTATTGCGTTCCTGTGGGGGACGCTCGCCACTCCCACCCGGATCGAACATGCCCGCTACTTCTTCGACGGGAACGTCTACTGGTCCCATGTTGGTGTCACCAACCGGGGGAACTTCCTGTTGGCGAAAGGCATCCAACCGTATGTCAGGCTCGAATGGAAAGATTCGGGTACGACAGTGCAAGCGTTCTGGTCGACCTCCCCGAATGTTGATGCTGACTGGCGGGCGATAGCCGCCGCCAGCAACGTGTCAGCCGGGGTCCGCCCCGACTTTTACGGGGTGTCAATCGAGGACGCGACGTCCGGGGCGACATTGCCTCACGGGTGGGCGTCGTTCTTCCGGGTGAACTGGACCCCCGACTTTGATGCGAGCACCGACATATGAGCCAAAGTGTTTTCCCTCCCAAACGGTACGACCTGCAACTGTTGGCGGTGGAGCTCGCAGAGTTCAACCCGACCGGCGGGTACATCAGCGACGACGGGTACCTTGTTGTCGAGTTCGCGGACGAGCCAACAGTCGAACAGCATCTGGCGATAAACCAGATTGTTGAAGGGCACGCCCCGGCCGAGTTCGCCCACTTGGATCTGCTCGTCGCCAAGGCTGTGAACGTGTGGGCTGGTACGGACACGTTCACAGTGGCCCAGTCACAGAAGATCCTTGCGGGTCTTGTCCTGATCGTCGCACGGCATCTGCGCTGACCTGACGCTGCTGTCGCTGCGCTCCCCCCTGGCACCCCCACATAGGAGACCATATGGCTGACCGTTATTTGTCGCGTCTTGATTGGGGTGCGAACACGACTCTCCCCCGGCTCGGATTCAACGTTGACCCGACCCGACGCACCGAAGTCCACGTCCATCACACCGCCGCCGTGGACTCCTCAGATTTCACGAAGAACCGCTGGTCGATTGACAACGCCATCAAATATCAGCGGCAGTTGCAGACGGTCCGCCCCGACCTGGGCAAGGACATCCCCTACACCGAAGTGTTCTACGTGCTGGAGAACCTTGATGTGACGATCATGGAAGGCCGGGGGCTGTCCCGGACGGGGGCGCACACGGCGAACCACAACACGGCCGGGTTTGGTTGGGCGGTCGCCGGGAACTTCGACTTGAACGACCCGGAAGCCATCGACGTGGTGGTCAAGTCGATTGACAACCGGATCCGCTATCTGCGGAACACCGGGTTTCCGAACCTGACCAACTCCCATCCCGCCGGACGGATCGTGTACGGGCATCGGGACACGAAATCGACGGCATGTCCTGGTGGGCATCTATACGCCGCCCTTCCACGAATCAGCCTCGACGCGCCAACACCCCCCCCATCTCCCCCGACGACGGGCACGCCGGTCATGGGCCTGGCACAAGTGTCAGTCGGACAGGCGGAAGGGTTCATCGTCCCCCGCACGGCCGGCTCCCCCCATTCGCCGATGACTATCCGGCAGATCGTCCAAGCCACATGGCGGATCTCGGAGGCTGAAGGCGTCCGCGCCGATCTTGCCATCGGACTCATGTGCAAGGAGACCGGGTTCTTCCAGTACGGCGGCAGCGTGAAGGCGGACCAGTGGAACTTCGGAGGCATCGGCTCCACCGGGGTGGGCGTACCTGGCCTGTCATTCCCCAACCCCGAAGCCGGAGTCCACGCCGTCGTCAGACGGATGCGCATGTACGCGGCAGGCACCGCCCAACTCCACGACCTTGCCATTCTCGGCCGGGGGTTGCCTGAGCATGGCGTACCCGATCCGGGGTTCAAAGGCTGGGGCAAGCATCCCAACATCGAAGATTTCAACGGTGTGTGGGCGGTCCCAGGCACCAACTACGGGCAGTCGATTGTCGCCATGGTCGAACTGATAAAACAGGTGCCCACCCCGACACCCCCGGCTGCCCCGTTCACCGACACGGAAATCGTATGGCTGGACGGACGGTACGTGAGGAGAGCCGGATGACAACCAGGGGGAACTCGATGGACAAATGGCAGAAACGCTGGCGGTGGCTGCCGTCCTCAAAAATCACTGCGGTCGGAATCTCCGGCTTCATCTACGCGTGGGGGGTGTGGGTCCTCGCCAAATACTATCAGGCAGAGTTCCACCCGTTCGACGTGGCCGTCACCCAAGCGTGGATCGTGTTCCTGGTCGGCTACTCCATCACCGAACACCGGCAGCCCTGATGTCCGGCCAAGAACTGTTCAACGTTCTCATCGGCGGAGTCGGCGTGTTCTTCGCGATGATCCTCGCGTTATTGACTATCGCCCGCCGGTTCGTCGGATGGATGAAAGCGGCCATGCTCGACACGCTCCTCGACACCGGTCTGATCAAACGGGGCGAGGCACCGTCGATATGGCCGAACGGCTCAGACAACCTCCCCGACTTCCTCCACCACCTCTGGGCTGCGGACCTGGATTTGGCGGAGATTGTGGCTGCCATCGACCACGCCGTCAACGGGGTCGACCCCCTGTCGGGTGATCAGTCGATGGTCCGGAACGTGCAGGACATGCACGACGACCGGGACTTCGAAGCGACATCGCCGCTCGTCGTGCAGATCGCGGAGCAGCTCGCAGTCATGTTGAAAGCCAACGAGAAGGAGACACCATGAGTATTTGGACGGGAATGTTCTGGAAGCAGACGCTTGAACGGGCGGTCAAATCAGCCGCCCAGTTCGTCATCGGTGGCCTCGCACTCGGTGAAGGGCTGAACGCGTTCGACGTGGACTGGCAGTTGGGCGGCGGGTTCGCCATAACCGGGGCGGTCCTTTCCCTGCTCACATCGATCGCGTCGGCGCCGGTTGGGGACCCGACCACCCCGTCACTCGTGTAACACAACCAACTGGACCAGACACAGGGTCGCCACTGTGAAAGGGCGGAAACAATGGGACTAGCAGACGAAGCACGACAACAGCGGAAGCACACTGCAACCGACTGTGACGTACGCCTGTTCATCACGGCAGGCGGAATGACAATGGCCGAATTCGAAGAAGCGCTCGCCACACCGGGTATCGCACACGCGGCCCTCGCGCGAGCGTTGAAAGCGCGGGCGGCGGGTATTACCGGGTCGAAAGCGCCGACAGCGAACACCGTTCAACGGCATAAAGCCCGCGAATGTAAACGCTGTTACCCGGAATGAGCCTCACAGACGAGGTGGTCGAAGCGGAACGGGCCATTCCGTTACGTGTCCTGATCTACGACATTGAGTTGCAGTTCAAAGTGGCACCCGTCTTCGACCTGAAAAACGTGTACATCAACCCGTCGACGTTGCTCACCGATCAGCACATGA